TTTTAATCCAGATTTTGGTTCAAATGTATCTAGATTGTTGTTTGAGACTTTAGATGATCTTACAGCACTCTCAATTCAAGATGAAATTGAAAATTCAATCCGTAACTTTGAACCAAGAGTTATATTGAACCGAGTGAACGTAATACCAAACTATGATAATAATGAATTTCTTGTAACAATCATTTATACCATTGTCGGTATTGATGTTCCTGCTCAACAATTAGAATTTGTCTTGCTGCCATCACGATAAATGTCCCTTCAAAACTTTACTGGTCTAGATTTTGATCAGATTAAACAAACACTTAGAGATTATTTAAAGTCTGATGCTAATTTTACGGACTATGATTTTGATGGATCTAATTTATCAACTATTCTGGATGTATTAGCATATAATACATATATTACATCATATAATGCCAATATGGTGGCAAATGAGGTTTTTCTTGATAGCGCAACTTTGCGAGAAAATGTGGTTGCGCTTGCCAAAAATATTGGATATTTGCCAAGATCAAAAAAATCATCAAGATCCACGATTGATTTTTTTGTAGACACGACAGATATTTCGCCAACACCCTCAACAATAACATTAAAAAAAGGGCCAACTGTTTCCTCTGGATCTCAATTTGGTGGTGAATCTTTTGTTTTTAACATTATTGAAGATACAACAGTTTCTGTTATTGATAATATTGCAAGTTTTAATGAGTTACTTGTATATGAGGGAACTTTAGTAAATCAAACATTTACAAAGTCCGATCAAAATCTACAGCAAAGATTTATTTTAGATAATATTGGAATTGATTTAGATACCTTGAAAGTATCTGTAAAAGACTCTGCCACATCCACCACATTAGTAAACTATGTTAAACAAAATGATTTGTTCACGTCATCTGGAGGGTCCACTATTGATGGAACATCAATCGTTTATTTTGTTCAAGAGATTGAGGACGAAAAATATGAATTAATTTTTGGAGATGGAGTATTTGGTAAAAAATTAGTAAATGGAAATGTCATACAAGTATCTTATGTTGTTACCTCTGGAGATTCTGCTAATGGTGTAAGCAGTCTTGTTTTTAGCGGTAATTTGAAGTATACAAGAAATTCTATTGAATACACAGTAACATCTGGAATTTCTCTCATTACTTCGCTTAGATCTTCAAGTGGTGGTGAGCAAATAGAAAATGTAGAATCAATTAAAAGATTTTCTCCTTTTCAATATTCTTCTCAAAATAGAGCTTTAACCTCATCGGATTATGAAAATTTAATTCCAAGTAAAATTTATCCTGAAGCAGAGTCAATCACAGTTTTTGGTGGAGAGGATTTGGTTCCTCCACAATACGGTAAAGTTTTTATTAGCATCAAACCAAGAAATGGAGATTTTGTTCCCAATTCAATTAAGCAAAATATAAAAAGAGATCTTAAAAAATACGCTGTTGCTGGGATTATACCAGAAATTTTAGACCTTAAATATCTTTATATTGAAACAAATAGTAAAGTTTATTACAATTCTAATTTGGCACCCAGTTCATCACTTGTTTCTACAATTATTCAATCAACAATTTCAAAATATAAAGAATCCACAGAATTAAATAAGTATGGAGCAAGATTTAAATACAGTAAATTTTTAAGCATTATTGATCAAAGTCACCCCGCTGTAATGTCTAACATCACCACATTGCGAATGAGAAGAGATTTGGGTCTTGCCATAGGAAGTTTTGCAGAATATGCAATTGATTTTGGAAATGAATTTCATATTACCTCAATGAATGGATTTAATATTAAATCTAGTGCATTTAAAGTTTTGGATATCATTGATGATGTATATATTGGAGACATTCCAGACTCAAATAGAAAATTAGGAACAATGGTGTTATATTCTCTTCCAACCGCAGGATCAACTTCTCCAATTATAAGAAGGAAAAGTATTGGAAAAATTGATTATCTCAAAGGTAGAATCACTTTAAATCCAATTAATATTGTGTCAGGGCAGACAAAGTTTGGTCAGCAAATTTTACAGATTTTTGCAATACCGCACTCAAATGATGTGATTGGTTTGCAGGATTTGTATTTGCAACTAGATACTAGTGAAGTTGAAATGATTATTGATCAAATTAGTTCTGGATCGGATACTTCTGGTTCGAATTATACAAGAAGTTCCAGTTATCGTGATGTTAACAATCTTACATATTAATGTATTTCGTATTTAAAAAAATTTAAAAAAATAAAGATGACGGAAAAAAGAGTTCAATTTAATCAAATCGTAAAGAATCAATTACCAGCATATGTGCAGGAGGAATTTCCTCTTATTGGAGAATTTTTATCACAATATTATAGAGGTCAAGAATATCAAGGTGGTCCAATAGATTTAGTTAATAATATTGACTCTTACATAAAATTAAATTCTTGTGGAAATACTGTAGGATTTACATCTCTTTCTCAAAATATTGGTTTTTCTTCAACTACAATTCCAGTTATCAATACAAGTGGATTTCCACAAAAATATGGACTCTTAAAAATTAATAATGAAATTATTACATATACTGGTATAACAACAAATAGTTTTACTGGATGTATTCGTGGTTTCAGTGGAATTACTTCTTTCAGAAATTCTAATCAATCTGAAAATTTTGTATTTTCAACATCAGAATCTGCGGATCATACATCAAATAATCGAGTTATTAATTTAAGTTCTTTATTTTTAGAAGAATTTCTAAAAAAAATTAAAGTACAGTTTTTACCAGGAATAAGTAATAAAGATTTAGATGTAAATTTAAACGAATCACAATTTATTCGTCATTCAAAAGATTTATATTCCACACGAGGAACTGATGTTTCATTTAAGATTCTTTTTAAAGCACTTTATAATGTAGATGCAGAAATAATTAGACCAAAAGATTATGTAATTTCTCCATCAGATGCCAATTATATAAAGCAAAGAAGTGTTATTGTCGAGGCAATATCTGGAGATCCGTTTGATTTAATTAATAACACTCTTTTTCAAGATGAATTTGAGAATATACCCAGAGCATCTTCACCTGTAGCGAGTGTTGAAAAGGTTGCCGTGGGAATTGCCACGGGATCTTACTATCGATTAGGAATTGATGGGTCATTTATTCAAAACACAGGAACTTCTGACTTATTATATGATCAGTTTTCTGTTCATGCGAAATCAAAAACAATTGGAGAGGTATCTATTGGTCAAACATATATTACAGTTGATTCTACTTTAGGTTTTCCTCAATCAGGGACTCTTTCATTTACTTATCAAAATTCCACATCAGGGATAGTAACTTATTCATCTAAAACTAATAATCAATTTTTAGGTGTTGTAGGAATTGACAATAAAATTTCGGATCTCACAGATATTGATCAAAACACATATGCATATTCAGCGGGACTTGGTAGAACTGATGGTATCCGAGTAAAAGTAAGAGGAGTTTTAAATAAGATTAATATTCCATCAAATACCTATTATCAAAAAATAGGATCTACTATTAAAATTGAATCTCTTGGGAAAATTAAAAAAAGTGATGTGCGAGCAAATAATTGGTTGTTTAATACTGCACCTTATTATGAAGTTGCATCATTAACTTTGATTGACGCCTCTGACGGAACTTATAAACTTACAACAAAAGATGATAATATTTTAAAAATTGGAGATAATCTAAAACTTACAAATGCTCTAAATGAAAATATTTTTGGATTTGCCATACAGGAAATCTTTAATGAAACTACTTGCTTAATTCGTGGATTTGAAATTTCAAATCCCGCTAGAATCATAAAAGTTACAAAAGTTTTACTCAAAGGAAATTCAGATCTATATCCAAAATTAAATGAATTCACTACAAATGTTCAAAATGTTTATTTTGATGAAAATAAAATATTAGTATCTTCTTCATCTATTCCATCTTTTCCAAAAACTAAATTAAATCCAAAAATTCAAAGGTATATTTTTTCTGGAATTTTTTCAAATAATCAAGAAATATTTAAAATAACAGAAAATATAGATCATAATTATTTTAATGGAGA